GTCAAAGCGGAGCGTATCATGCGCTCTCCTCTTCGGAGTACGATTGCAATCCTTCAGGTGCCACGCATCAAGGGGTTCGGCCGTAGCCTGTCCTCGACACTATGGTAGAATCTTGCATTCAATCACTCACAACGAAGAAGGTGTGATGAAGAGAAGTTACGGAAAGCTCCGTTCCCCTGCTATGCTAAGAGAAAGCCGACATGACGCGATAACACGCGTGCAGCCGACAGACTCGACCAAGCAGTGACGGTGAAGACCAGACCACTTCCTCTCAACTCACACGAGACAGTCTCGTGGGAGTGCCGCCCCTCCCAAGGCGGCAAACCGGACGATTCTGAAACGAATCGCATCGCTCTAGGCGAGCACGTGTCCCAGCTCGATCGCTGGGACGGGGCCAACACTCCAGACGTCCACGACGTCCGGAGGCGGATGAGCGCCCCAATTAGGGAATGACGAATCCCCAATAACGTGTCCACCACCATCCACTCCCCACGCGCCCGACAACACGTCGTACGCGGGCTCCTCCTGCACCAGGCAGCCGGAGAGCGAGTGATAGTACAGATTTTCGACCTTCTTGTCGTCAATCTCACCATCTGTCAGGACGTCGATTTCGCCCGAAAGCGCCATCGCCTGACCAACCGTTCTCATCCGATTCCAGAACGGACTGAGGTGTCGGACCTGCTTCTCGATCGCAAGATCATAGCAGCCCGAACAGTGTTCGTAAGAGGACGCCTTGTGACAGGTGCCATTACGCCACTCCCCAGTCTGGATGTCGAGCCCACGTCGATCCATCGACATGACGCACTCGCGCATCTTCGTCACCAACGCAGGCTCTTCCACTTGAAGAGCCCGCCAAGTGCGACGTAGCCGCAACGCGGCCATCTGGAACTTACCCATCGCGAACCCGGTACGCCGGGCCACCCGAGGGTGGCGTTGTTGAAACATTCGCAGGGCAACACAGTACTCGCTCCTCGCGAAGGACAACTTCACGCGCACTTGCGTGTCGTAGTCCCTCCGAATGCGGGCGATTGTGGCCAACATGTCCTGGCAGTCGACGGACTGACCGGAACGCAGAGGCAAGCCCCACCCCCCGACCGAAGCCGGAACGTGAAGCGGGCGACTGAAGTCCCCGTCAAGAACGCAACGATTGCATTCTTCGAAGAGCTCGAGGAGCTCCTCACGTCCACTCGTCCACCCCTTCACGAGTGCATCGGCGCGAGCGCCGATACTCGTATCCCCGTCCCAGTCCTGGCGTCGCCATTCGACTGGGTCCCCATCTCCGGTCGACTGACCACCCGAGCGTTTCAGCCCGAGTAGCAGTCCCAGATTGAGGTACGGGGCCTCCCAGTACTCCACGTGACGGTCGTCTTCCGCCCATCCCATCCCAGGGACCTCGAAGGTCCGGGGCTCAGAGAGCTCCCTCGCTGTATCGAACAGCGCTGAGTTGATGACCGCCCAGCGGTCGTGGAAGTAAGTCTTGCCCACCGAAGGGCACAAACCCACATCTGACGCAACTTCGGCCCAGGCCGAACGCTGCTCTTCCGTACACTGGAAGAGACAGTCGTCACCGTTGATGATCATCTTCAGGTCCTCAAATCTCCCATCCGGAGAGAGAGCCTGCCAGATGACAGCGGCGTTTGCGATGCAGAGCACCGGAAAGGACACAGGCGACCCCATCAACTGCCCTCTCGCTTGAGGGCGGTACCCGAGATCGTTGCCTTCATCGTCCTCACCCATCCAGTAGACGTGCCCGACTAGCCCGTCCACCAGCAACTGACGATAGTCCTCCGACATTCCCGTGACGTCCGCAATCTCTTGCGCGACCCACCACGAGATCTCGATGGCCAAATTGTCAGTAGCTGCCTTGTAGTCCCCAGACAGCCACTTCTTACCCGGCTGCAACCGTCCGAGAAGGTCGAACACTTTCCGACCGTCCATCGGCGCAGCGATTTGGAAGCGCTTGTCCATCGACAGCTGACTCCACAGCACCTTCTGCACAGCAGCAAGAGCACTGTATCTCAGCGCAGGTCCCTTCGTCACGGTCCTGATCTTCAGAGGCTCAGGAAGGCACACCGGGTCGCACCGACTCGGTTCCTTCAAAGCTTCTTGAACAAGCCATCGTTGCATGTCGCGAAGTTCGGCCGCCGCGGCGGTCGACAGTCCCAGAGGGCTTCGCGTTTCATCCTCGATGCACTCATCCACGTCATTGACAAGACGTACCAACTCGTCGGCGTGCCGAAACGACACGCCGAGATCCATCATCCGGTTCCGGACCGCGGCCAAAGCACCGCCGTCCTTCATGGACCACCCGAAGTGGGCGGACGGAGAGGGATACGTCATCATGACGTCAGACCACTCATGACGTCGGTACAGAGCTCGCACGATTCGCCGAGCCTTGTCCACTACCGCGTTAATGGTGACCAGCTGGGCGGGCGAACGCTCAACAGCCGTTGTCATCACCTTCCGCGCGTCTGCCCTCGCGGCCTTCAGCATCTCTGCTGTCGGCCGCGGCAGACCCTTCTTCATCATAAGAAGAGAATAAAAGAAGCGAACGGACCGTTCAGTCTTCTCTCTCCTCATCTTCTGATAGAAGGCATAATAGCGTCCCCCAACGAGAACGCCGTTATGCGCGGACCTCTGCATCACGACCGATTCGATCACCGGCGCCTTGGGCATCTCACAGCCCAGGTACTCGGCAAACGCGGCCGCTGTCTTGTACTTCCAGTAAGCCACGAACCCCACCGGGTCCGCTTTATGCTCGAAGTGCAAATCGCAGAACTCACGCCTCAGTGACTCCTCAGCAACGTCATCGTTCAGCATCCCGAACGTGACGTAAATTGTTCGAACACACGCCAAAGACTGCGCAACCGCTTGACAATGCGGGCAGTCCCAACGTTT